GATGGCGCTGCAGGGGTCTATTCAGAAGATGATGTAATGCCTGATGTAATGGGATATGCTGCAGGAGAAGGTCGTTTAGTAATTTCAAGCAACTTACAATTGACAGCCCAGGGTACTATTGCATTAAGTAACGCTTCATGTGCTGCACGTATTCGTTGTAGAATTGTTTCACTAGACCAAAAAGACTGGATGGCTCTTGCTCTACAATCTGTAGCGGAGTGAGATTTTTGGCTAAATATTGCTCTGAATGTGGGGGCAGTTTAGGCAAAAAAACGCCCTCCGTTCGATCGAAAACAGCGAAAACAGCGAAAACGACTCGAAAGCCTAGTGCGTACTCTGCAAAGTATTCGCGGGCATTCAAGTCCGTTAAATCAAAGCATCTGAAAAAGAATGGTGGATGGAAGAAAGACGGCTACAAAAAAGCAGTCAAGGCTGCTCATGCTAAAGCAAAGAGGATGAGATAATGGAGCAAATTTCCGCTTCAACCCAGCTATGTCGTGTAGATGCACAAGCCGGTTCTTTTGATGCTGCTGAGAATTTAATTAACAATGGAGCATATACAGGATGGGAATTACACAATGCTCTAGGTGCAATTCCAACTCAGGTAATGCTATACAATAAACAAACTATTTCCCTGCAGGGTTTAGTTGCAGGTGAACAACAATTTATTTCAGCATCATTAAGAGTTGAACAAGCCGAGCCTCTTAGGTGTAATATGGGTATGAATAAAGACGCTAATGCTGCTCCTTATGGTTTTGTTAGAGAATATCATTTATTCACTACAGAAGAATTGAACGACGATGATTTAACACAAATATTCAACTTAACTAATCCTACTCTTCCTGGAATGGTAACTACTGCAGGTACTGCTTCAAGATTAAATGAAAATCAACTTATCTATGGAATCGCTAGAGAATATAATTCAATTATGAATATGGCTAGCCCAGGTAGTACTTTCTCTGAAGATTGGCGTGTAGTACCTAGTTTTGAAAATGTTTTAGGTAATGGTTATCCGGTCGCACAATCACTTGTTCATTATACCAGGTTAATTTATTGCTGGATGAATCCAACAACTGCAACCACTACTCCATCTTCTACAGTTCAAGGACTTGATGTTCCAGCTGCAAGAGCATCTTTGATTGGTGTTATAGATAAACCAAACTTCCAGGAATACCTCGCAACATTAGCAAATAATGAGGCGATAGGTTCATGGTAAATTATTTTGATAGAGATTATATTCTCGATGAAGATGAATTGGCATATCAAGTAATGAATGGTTTCATAAAACCTAGTGTGCAATCCTGGGTTGATGGATTGCCTCACAATACTATACCTGATTATTCTAATTCTGGCACACCAACTTCGAATGATGTATCAAACTGGCGAGTCTTAGAATATTACGTCGGCTCCGGTCTTGGTAAAATTGGAGTTGCAGGTTTGTTTGTTCCCGACCCAATTCCCCTGGTGGATGAAATTGCACTTATCGGCGCAATAGCACTCGGAATATATTTGATGGAAGATTCAGGATATACTCCATAAATGTTGGATTCAAGTCGTTTCGATCAGATTTTTGGAGTTCATGAAGGTCATTAGTTAATGTTTCAATAACATCTAGAAGTGATTGATTCCTGGTAGCCAATTCATCGAAAGACATTTTTGAAATTTCAGGTTGATATGTCCATAATCTAACATGACGTTCAAGAATATTGTTAAAATGTTTTGAGCGAGTTCCCGATTTCATCCCATGATAAAAGTCGTAAACTTTTTTCGAAACAGATATTGCAATTATTGGCATTATTCTTCCTCCCTTTCCCACATTTTCTTTCCGCACATACATTCGGGTGTTTCGTCTTGATAATTTATTGCTAATGCATAAATCTTACAGCTGGAACAATAATATCTTTTCATTATATCCACTCCAAAAGAGATTTTTGTTGTTCCCAGGTTTTCAATAATTCAAAAGATATTTCAAAAGGAACTTTTGCTCTGATATTTGCTCGCATTGGATTCTTAGAACCTACATCGTGTTTGAGATGTTTGAAATTATGTAAAGATAATTTAGGGAATTGACCATACAAAAAGAATGATTCAATTCTTTGTTGTAAAGTACCCACTATTGGCTCAAAATATTTTTCACTTCCGCTAACGTTCTCTATTATCCACCATGTCGGATTTAATGTGTGGATTATCTTTTCACACGCTCGAACTATAGATAAATCGGGTTTGTATTCTGTATCATGTGAGCGTGCATGTATTGACCTGGGTGCGTTAAATGCATTGCTAAATTCCCTGCAGGGTGGGGAAGCCCAAATAATATCAAAATAAGGTAGGTCGTCAATCCATTCTTCCCATTTTAGCACATCTAATTGATATGTATGTGGTACATATTGCAGGTCGTCGTTTGTTTCTATCCTCATGACAGTCCATCCCGCTTGAACAAATGCTTCAGAAGCACCCCCCAGGCCTGAACAGAGGTCAAGAATTGCTGGCTTTCTCGGCTCAATCATAATAATCGGGGTACTGAATGTTTATATAAACCGCTCGGGACGAGCAAAACTCTCATTTTTTACCTAGAAAATGAGTTTTTAGGCGGTAGAGTTACCACTAATATATACTCTGACCAACATATGATTAATAAGGATATTTATAGCATAATTAATAGACTAATAGGATTGAGGGTGGGGTATGGCGCGCATAAAGACAAGCAGTTTCTACATTGGAGTAGAAGTCAATGACATACTAACGACCGGAACAAGTACAACCCTGGATATTTCACAATATGTGAATGCTCCAACAGGACAGGCAGTCCTAATAGAAGAAGTTCAATTTTGTTGGTATTTTGAAAATAACAACCTTCCTTTAATACATTCTACTGATATGCAATTAACAGCCCAGCTGAAAGATTCAACTTCTGGCGAACTTGTTTCACCTATATCAGAGGATTTAGTTTCTCAATCTATGTATATCATCGATGGCGCTGCAGGGGTCTATTCAGAAGATGATGTAATGCCTGATGTAATGGGATATGCTGCAGGAGAAGGTCGTTTAGTAATTTCAAGCAACTTACAATTGACAGCCCAGGGTACTATTGCA